GATTTTTATCAATGACACCCTTTTCAAAAAGTGTAATTAAATTTTGGAAGCACTCTCTTTCGCTGTAAACCGTGCCGCTTGAAACGTTTACCTTAGTATTTATTATAAGCTCACTGTAGCGTGAAGCATTAAAGGGCATATACCAAATACCCGTTTGGTCGGTTATTTTAATTTTACGCTCAGAATACTGTGTAATCCAAAAATCAGCCCATATTTTTGCAGTTTCTTCAACGAAGGCGTAAAAACGGTTTTTAATAATTTGCAGCGGCATTAAAGCGGCTTCTCTTAAGGTAATAAGCGCCGTAGCGTTATCTGCGCGGGTGTCACCCAAAACCACCTCGTTGGCGCCGCTTTGAGTCAGAGTATTATTAATGAGGGCGTTGATGCTTCCGTCATAATCCTCCTTAAAGGTTGGCGGAGATACGTATTTAACCGCGCCTGCAACATCCTCGTTACTGCCGAAAACCTTTATAATTTGTCCGGGCTCGTTAGTAATCTTTTGATTCACGGTATCCCCGTTTACAAGCATTATCGGCATTCCCGTAGTCATAGCCGACCACACCTTCGCGGTAATCATACGGTTTATTGCGATTTGATTCGGTATTAAAAACGTGATTTCACTTTCGCCGTAGGCACAGTTATTTTTTCTTTCCCATTTAAAAATATTTATCGGATAAAGTCTAAGTGAAGTATCAAAAACATCCCTGACAGTTGCCTTTTCACATACCTTTACACTTTTAATTGTATAGCTTCCGTCGGGTTTATATTCCTTAAAAAACTTTGTAATAAGGTTTATTTTACCGTCTACCGCCGATTCCTCTATAGCGCGTAAAGCGGTTAAATCAGCGCCGAAAAGCCTTGCCTCACGAAGCACCTGCTCGGTTTCCTTTAGAGTGGAAATAATTATATACGGTTGATTTTGAACGTCCTCGGTATAAGGGTCTCCGAAGTATACGTCCTCAATATCCAAAACCTCACAGCAAATATCCCCCGTAATTTTGTATTTCTTACTGTCATCGGCATAAAGTCCCGTTTTAACATCGGGGTCCCAATAGGTGTAAAGCACGCCTGTACCTGTTATGTACGCGTTTCGCAAAAGTCTTTCCTGCAACGCTGAAAAACCAACCCTTTCGGCAGTAGTATCAAAATACTTACCGAAAACAGAGGTTATTAAATTAATCTCGGCCCGATTGGTTTCTCCCTTATAAACGTTTTTATTATCCTTAACAGATAAGGCACTGTTATCACTCGGTATGCCTTCCGCCGAAAAGTCAACGCTTATAGGCGCGTTTAATATTTGCGACATTTTGTATTCGCCAATACGCTTAATAACGTTATGTCTTACAAGCGGTCGGTCGTTGCCGCATTTTGCTCCGTACCATTGATCACCTATAAAGAAGCGTTCGTTAATGCGGTTTTGCTCATACATTCCCCTTCTTCCCAAAGAGGCTTTATACCTTACCCCCGCCTGATATTCGCTAAAAATCTGTTTATGTTGCAAATTCATTGTGTTACCTCCTTACTTTAAAAGGGAGGTTTCCCTCCCCTTTAAATTTAATTTTAAGAAACTGTAACAGTTGCCACGTTAGAATTGATTCCTGCAATACCGTTTACAATTACCTTTACAAAGTAGTAATGCTTACCTTCGGTCAAGTATGCGGGTAGGTCATAGCTTGACTCTGTTGCATCCTTGATTTTTACAGCGCCGTTACCGTTTGCATTTTCAGCCTTATACCACTGATATGTAAGTGTGCCGGTACTTGTGGCGGTTATGGATAAAGCGTCGTTGATATTACCCTCGTCAACCTCAACGTCAGAAACCTCTTCGGTAATTTGTACCTCAGGTGAAACCCAAGCCCAAATAGCATCAAGGCCGCTCTTGTTTACAAATACGTCATAGTAAATTCTGTAGTCAAACTTGTATGCGTCGGCATCAATATTCTGCTCAGGTGTGAAAATACGCATATTTTCGGTTTTCTTAACAAGGTGAGCAGCCGATTTAGGAGTTACAAGCATGTAAATTTCGCGTGATTTTTCTGCGGGAATAAAACCGTTTGCGCCAAACGTGTATGCGGTTTTCATTCTTTCGCTTACTACCGGAATAATTGCAACGCCGTTAATGCTTTTAACCTTAAGTGAAACGTCACCCTGCTTAAAATCACTGACACTAATCATTTTAGAAATCTCGTCGGAATTTTGTAAAGCGGCAAACATATAACCGTCTACAAAGGCTACTAATTCCTCATCGTAGCCAACGGCAGCCTGAACCTCGTTAATAAGTGAGCAAAGCGCCTCAAACGGCTTGTTTACGTCACCGTCAACTGTGTTGGAGCGTGTAACTGCCAAGCCGCCGAGCTTTGAAAGCACGTAAGCGTCACATTCGGGTACAACCTTTGTACGAACGTATTCACCTAAAATTTTACCCGCAAGATTTGCAACACCCGTTTCGTCCATATCCTCACGGTCAATTTGCAAGGAACGCGCTCTGTCCATTGCCATTGTGTAAGAGGTGTTGCTTACTGTAATAGCACCCTTTGTAAAACCTGTATCACGGTCATAGTCGGCAAGGCCCTGAAAATCCACGTCGGGAATAATTACGGTTTTAGCGCCCACAAATTTTGCGGCAAGCGCATTATCCGCAAAAAAGCCGGTTGCACTCTTTTGCGCAAACATTTTATCAAGCTCGTTTGAATATCTGGTTGCATTTTCTATACTGTTAATTGACATATTTAAAGTCCTCCAATTATTATTTATTCCAAAGTCCTCTTAAGAACTCTGCTGCTTCGGGGTTGTCGTTACCCCTTTTGGTAAGCTGGGAGCCTGCACTGGCCATTCTTGCCTGTTGTTGCTTTAATTGGCTGTTTTTTATAGCAATTTCCTGCTCTAATTTGTATCTTAAATATTCGTCAAGCAATAGACTGCCCTTTAGCCTTGCGTTTTCCACAACACTTTCGGGTAAGCTTTCTAAGGTCTTAAACTTAGGGAACTTTTCCTTTAATTCTTCAAAACCGCGTAAATCCTTTAAAGCGCCCTTTTCAAGTTCTAAAATATGCTCCGCAAAGGCTTCATCGCCTCCGCATTTTTCTAAAAGCTGCTGTTTTTTGGAATCAAATGAATCGTTTTGAAGCTCACTTATAAACTCACTGACACTTTTCCCTTTAGAATTCGCAATTTGCTTAAGGCTTTCAAAATCCTTAGAAATGCTTTCAAATTTAAGTCCCTTTTGGGCTAATTCGGCCGCGCTTTCAATATCAAGATTTATTATCTGCTTGTTATACTTTATCGGAACAAAAATTTTCTCTTTTTCTTGGGGTATGGTATCCTCATTTTTTTCGGTTTCATTTTCAGCCTGTGGTAAGGCTTCAAATTCATTAACGTTTTCTGTCATAAAAATCTCCATTCTTTTTATTGAGCAGTGCCGTCGTAATTAAGGAAGTTCTCATATTCCTTAAAAAGCTCGGCGTCAGGCTGCTCTTTTTCAGTTTTCTTTGCTTTAGTAACCGGCCTTGTATCAAAACCAAAGCCCAATAAAAAGCCAAAAAGAAATGCAAAAACAGCAACAAGCATAACTGTTATAATAATCACAAATCCCAACCTCCGTTAAAATCTCTCTGGCTAATCTCACTCGCACTAAAACGTTCATCCAAATGTTTTTGCGGCTTAAAAAATTTCACGTCCTCAAAGGCGTATCTCAAGGCATCGCAAAGATGGTTGTCGCAATCCTTGGGAAGTCTTAAACCGTTTTCATTAAGTCTGTCCCCGTACACGTAGGAGGATAATTCCCTAATCATATTTACACAAATAGGATTAACCGTAATTTTATATTCGTTTATAGCGGAAATTCCGTTTAGAATACTGTCGCGCCCCTTTACAGAAGGGGTTATTCTTGAAATACCAAGACGCCTTAAATCGTCGTTGGATTTTGGCTCGGCACAGTCGGCACGTATTTTTTCTTTAGCAAATCCTAACGCCTTAATACTTTCGGCAATATCACAATTAAGCATACGCTTTTTGTAAAATTCACAGTATATGTAAATTTCCTTATCAATAGGATTTGCCATAAAAGCCACAAACGCCGTAGGGTCGTTTGTGTAGCCATAGTCAAGCCCAAAAAAGTGCTTCCATTTGTAAAGCTCTTCCTTTGGTATTTCTTTTTTACCTACTTTCCAATTCTCAAATACAAGACCCTCTGAAACTCCCCAGTTTCCAAGACCGGCTACCTCGTATTTTCTTCGGTTTGTTTGTTTCATCCTTTCAAAAACCAATCGGTCGGTTTCATCTAAGAATTCGTTTATAAGGTAGTTGGTCGAAAATGTGGCAACGTTGGGTAAGCAATTGTCAAAAAAACGCTTTTTTAACCAATGTGTCTCACTCCAGGGGTTAAAAGTAAGTGTTGTTTGCTTGTAAAGCGGGTGCGGAAGCCTTCCCCTTGGTACCGAAAGATCCAATTTATCAAAATCGGCTTCGTTTGCAATTTCAAAAGCTTCCTCTATCCAAACGTAGTTAAGATATCCCTTTGGTACGGTTGTTGAAGCAAGCTTTAATACATCGTCAAAGCCACGGAAAATAATCTTTTGTCCGGTAGGCTTATAAACCATTTCCAAAGGAGACACAGTGTTACTCCAATACTGTGAAACCCCCAAACGCTCCTGAGCCCATTTAAGCTGTGCAAAGGTTGAATCCCTATGGGTATTCATTACCTGACG